GTCAGGTGACGGTCGCTTTTGTAAAAGACACGCTGCAGGATTGCATTACAGCGATTGAAAACGAAGTACGCAATCAAACCACCAGACTTCTAGTAACCCCAACACTTGAATTGTCGATGCCAACAAAACTAGTAAGTCGAATGCAGATAGTTGGAAACCGTGAACTAATCCGTTGGACTTCGCTGGCGCGTAACGCAATCATTGAAGGCAAAGTCGCACACGATGGATCAACACTTCTGGCACAACATGTCGCCAGGGCGGTTGCGGTCAAAGTGCAGGGCGCAGTCACTTTGTCATCGATCAGGTCGCCAGGGCCGATTGAGTTGGCGCGCGCATTGTGTTGGGTTGTAGCAATGGCATCAAAGCCAGTCACAATCAGAAAACCGATGGTGTTTGTGGCAAGTCGCTAAGATGCGTTTGGGTGGCGCGGCATTCATTGCTTTCTCGGTGCTGCTGCTGCGTCACCTATACACACCACAATCAACACTTAGTGGCATACTTTGAACATGGCATTCTTTCAAACAACAAAACAGAAACCGTTAGCCGCTGCTGGTGGTACTGCAAACAACATGCAACAAATTGGTGACTATTACATTTACACTCAAGGCGAATTATTTAACCGCGCAATGAGCGTTCCCGCATACGCGCGCGCGCTGGGCCTGATCGGGTCAGTAATCGGCGGGATGAAACTTCGAATGTATAACGAAGTCTGGAACAACACCGAAAGACACATGCAACCTGTTTACCTTGCACCTAGATCATGGCTTCGCAGGATAAACCCACAAACCACAAACAATTTCATATTGTCATGGACAGTCGCGGATTTGTTTACCTATGGAAGGGCGTTTTGGTTTATAAGTTCCAGGGATGCAACGGGCTATCCAAATGCGTTCAGCCGCCTGCCATCATGGATGATCACAAGCACCGATCAGGTACAAAACATTTGGTTTAGCAAAGCAAACAATCTATTCTTCAACGGTGTACCAATCGACCCAAACGATGTCGTGCAATTTCTAAGCGGTAATGAAGGCATCGTCTATGCAAGCGCAAAAACTATTGGAACTGCAATCAAGATTGAAGAAGCAAGATTTAGAAATGCTAGCAGCGCAATCCCAGCAGGAATTTTGCAAGTGCAACAAAACTCGGAATCCATGAGCCAGGAAGATTTACAAGAATTAGCGCAAACATTTAACGCCGCTCGAATGACAAACACAATTGCGGCCCTGTCGCCTGAAGTGCATTATCAAGAACTGATGACCAGTCCAGACAAGATGTTGCTGATTGATTCCGCAACATTTAGCGCCCAAGAACTTTCTCGAGCGTGCGGAATCCCCGCCTACTTGCTTAATCTTTCAGTGGGTTCATACGCCTACACAAACAGCGTAGAAGCCAGGCAAGATTTGTGGTCGTTTGCGTGCAAACAGATCGCGGAATGTATAGCGCAAACGCTTTCAATGAATCAGATATTGCCGAACGGAACCTTTGTTGAATTTGATGTTCAAGATTTTATTGATGGTGACATTATGCGGCAGGATACACGCGAAGACGATCTAGCCGATGTAGCATCGCCATCATGATCAGATATACCCCCACACAAACGATCTCGGTTGATGCCGCCGCCAGCGATGGCGCGGCTAGCCGAACCATTAGCGGAATAGCAGTTGAATTTAATGTTGTGGCAACAGTCAATGACGGGCAACAAGTTTTGTTTAAGCCTGGTTCGTTACCTGTTGACGGCCGAAACCCAAAACTATATTTGCAACATGACCCTATGAAAATAATTGGCCAAGTCACGGAACGCCTAAGCACAGATGAAGCAATGTTATTTACTGCCAAAATTTCGGCAACCGATCTGGGCAACGAATCGTTGGTTTTAATATCAGATGGCACACTCTCGGAAGTGTCGGTCGGCGTAGATGTCCAGAAATTCAGTTACGACAAAAACGGGGTAATGATCATCGAGCAAGCCAGTTTCAACGAATTATCAGTTGTAAGCCAGCCAGCGTTTAGCGGCGCAGTAATAACCGATGTTGCGGCTAGTATCCCACAAACAGAACCCGAAATAGAGTTAAATGAAACCATACCTACACAGGAGAAATCAATCATGGAAGAATCACCAGTAGTCGAAGCAACAGCAACAGTTGAAAAACTGTGGGCAAAACCACGACAAGAATTTAAAATTCCTACCGCCGCACAATATCTTTCGGCGTATGTAAACAATTCAACTAAGTTTGCTGAGTATCGCGAAGGCATCAAAGCCGCTGCACCATCAGCGCCATACATTGACACCGAATCCAACCCTGGCATTTTGCCAGAAATCATTGTTCAAAGTATTTACAACAATTTCGTGGGAATGAGACCTGTTGTAGATGCGTTCGGCGCGCGACCAATGCCAATGGGTGGACAAATTTTTATTCGCCCTGCCGTTTCACAAAATGTTTCAATGGCTGCACAATCAGCACAAAACGCAACACTTCAGGCTGGCACATACAAGATTGATAAATTGTCGGTCACAAAAGAAACTTATGGTGGTTATGTTCAGATCAGCGAACAGGACATTATGTTTACCACACCCGAAATTTTGGGTTCTTTACTTGATGACATGGGCCGAATTTATGCGAACACAACAGACAATGTTGCCGCTGATGCGTTAGTTGCTGGCGCGACAGTTACCAATTCGTTTGGTGATACATCAGAACCTGCAGATTGGGTTGGATGGATTGGTCAATCGGCACAAACAATCCTTTCAAATTCGAATGGCAACTTGCCAAACGCACTTTTTGTTTCACCAAAATACTGGGGCGTGCTTATCGGATTAACCGACACAACAGGCCGACCATTGTTCCCTAACTTGGGGCCAATGAACGCGCTAGGCGATCTTCAAACATCCTTCGGTCAAGGCATGGCATTCGGTTTGAATGTTGTGGTTGACAGAAACTTCACTGACGAAACAATCATTTTGGGTTGTGCTGGTACTTCACCAGGTAATCCAACAGGTGCTGGTTTCGAATGCTACGAATTGCCACAGGGCGCAATCAGTATTGATGTACCTTCCCAGTTGGCCAGAACCATCGCATTCAGGGGCCAATTCGCAACCCTGATGATTGATGCAGACAAATTCGTCAAGGCTAACGGCCTTCCATAATACAAAGGCGGCCTGATCGCCATGACAATTTATGATGTAAAAGCAAAACAGTTGCTAGATAACTATGCCTGTTTACAAACATTAGAAAACGCATCGTTTGAAGTTGGTCAAGATATAACGGTTGCCAGTATTGGTGCGCCGTTTAACGGAACATTTCAAATTTATGCTGTACCCGAATTTTTGTATGTCGGCGTAAACGAACAAGGATTCCCTGTTTACGATTACAACATCCCGCGAAATAACCAGGTGCTGTACGCATGCACAGGAACCGATGTTCAATTATTGCCATCGGGGGGAACAATCGAATATGGCCCTGTTTGCACTTGGATTGATGACGATGACATCGCCGACTGGCTTGGGATTGAAGTCGCCAGCGCTGGGGATGAAGCATTCCTAATTATTTGTGCAGGGGCGGCAAACGCATTTTGTTATCTTCGAAGATCAGAAAATAATTATTTTGATCAATTAGGAACCGCCCCGAGTGAGGCCGTAAAATTAGGAACAATTATGTATGGCGGGGGTCTCTATAGACAGCGAGGATCAGCAGGGCAAGACTTCGCCACATTCGATGGCATGAGTCAAAGCACAACTAACGGACTATCCGCAATGGTTAAACAGTTGTTAGGAATCAATCGCGCTGTGGTTGCCTAATGCCAGCGAACTACACAGATTTATTTAACACCGCGCTAGACGATCTGGCAACATTTTTGGCAACAGAATTATCCTTGCAAGTTGTGACTGATCCACGAAACATCGTGCCCCCGTGTGCGATGATTTCGGCCTGCTCATTTGAAGCATGGAACAGCCAGGTTGTCGATATGTCATTCCCTGTCAGCATCGTGACGCTCGGGCCAGCAAACCTTGACGCGATGCGCTCACTACTAAACTTGTGTTCTTTGGTGCTTGGCAAAAATGTTGCAGTTACTTCTGGCAGACCGACATCATTAGAAGTCGGCAACGCGACCTATCCTTGCTATGAACTTATGATCAAGTTGACATCCAAATCCACATGATGACGATCAAAACCTGCTAAACCTGTATTAACGAAAGGCACAACAAATGGCAATCACTTACCAATCCACCCCACAATTCTTCGTCAACGATGTTGATCTAAGCGCATGGGTAACAGCAGGAACATGCAACCAAACCTTTGAGCAATTAGACAAAACAACCTACGCGATTGATTACCGATCATTCGTGCCAGGCTTGGCTTCAAATTCTGCAACAATCACTTTGTTTCTTGACTATGCAGCAGCCGCCACATACGCGACACTGCAACCATTAGTCGGCACACAAACCGACATCAAATATGTTCCAGCATCAGGCGCATTAGCCGCGACAAATCCTGCATTCGAGATTAATGGATGTCTGCTATCTGCGATGCCTGTCCTAAATATGACGCTTGGCGAATTACAAAGCATCGATCTAGAGTTTGTCGGCGGCGAATTAACAATCGACACAACCCCATAAGAAACGGTCACTGACCGAGACAGGACAAAATGAAAATTGGGCTAGAAGTAGATTTGAAAAACGGCGAACCGCCACGCACGCTGTTCACAAATATGTTAGTGATCACCGAATGGGAAGAATCAATGAATCGCAAAATTAGTGATGGTCGCGGTATGGGATTCGGTGACATGTGCTGTTGGGCGCATATCATCCTGAAAATCTCTGGCGCAAAAATGCCAGCAACTTGGAAGGAATGGGTTAAAGAAAATCCCGAAATGACAATCGTTTCAGTTGCGGACAAAACAAACCCAAACCATACGGGCGGGGAACTTACCGAAGACAACTAGCAGAAATGCTGGTTTCAGTAGGGTGGTGGCCGCCGCAGATTACCTTTGACCACAGAGACTTGGTAACAGTCATTACAGTTATCAATAACAGAAACAAAGGCAGAAAATAGTATGGAAGCATCAGTCAAAATCTTTGGCATTCAACAGACGCTCAAAGAGTTAAATGACTTTGACAAAACTTACCGTAAACAAGTAACCAAAGACATCAAAAAGGCTGGCGAAGACATCGTGAAAGATGCTCGAAGCGCTGTGGAAAAGTTTGAAAACTCGGCTGGCAACGGTGCGCCGCTGTCTCGAATGTATAAGTATTCGCTGATCAAAGGCAAAGCAATCTTCTGGTCAACCAGCGCGGTGCAAAAAGGATTTCTAACCAAAGTCGGCAAGCGTGGAAGCAAAGCAAAAACGGTGATGTTCAAAGATAAATTTGATGCTGAAAATAATCCGCGCGAATCCCACAGCGTTTCGTTCAAAGCCACATCATATGAACTGATGGCAATGCAACAAAAAGATGCTGCTGGTGCAATCTTTGATCATGCTGGCAAAAACAAAACAACAAAATTCACTGCCACATTAAACAAAGAAGAAGGCCCAGCGCCGCGCGTACTTCAAAAAGCGGTTGATAAGAACCGTGAAAATGTTGTGCATGATGTTGAACAGATCGTTGACAAGGTGATGAAAACATTAAACAAAAAATTGGTGGTTGAACATGGCAATTAGCATCCCGATTATTTCGTCACTCGACACATCAGGATTTGATAAAGCACAAAAAGAATTCGCTGCACTTGATGGCGCTGGCGCAAAAACTGGTTTCGCATTAAAGAAAGCGCTAGTTCCAGCAATAGCAGTTGTCGGCGCTTTAGCGGCAGGGCTTGGCTTCGCGGTTAAAGCGGCGAGCGAAGATCAAAAAGCACAAGAACTATTGGCACAACAGTTAAGAACTTCGGCGATGGCAACCGATGAAGCAATAGCCAGCAATGAGCAATTCATAAGTTCTATGTCAAAAGCGTTTGCGGTAGCGGATGACGATTTGAGACCTGCGATGGCGAACCTGGTGCGCTCGACTGGATCGGTAGAAGTTGCACAAACACTGATGAATAGCGCGCTAGATATCGCAGCGGCAACAGGCAAAGATTTAGAAACAGTGACTCTGGCTTTAGGCAAAGCCGCAAATGGTCAAACGGCCGCGTTAACAAAACTTGATCCATCGTTAAAAGGTGTCATTGATTCGTCTTCGACCCTTGATGACATCACAGGCGCGTTGGCGGTTTCGTTTGGTGGTGCGGCAAGCGTTGCAGCGAACACATTTGAAGGCCGTATGAAAGGAATGACAATCGCATTAGATGAAACTAAAGAATCGATCGGTGCTGCATTGTTGCCAGCGTTGCTTGGTTTGTTAAACATTTTGAAACCTGTTGCAGATTGGGCGCAAGAAAACACGCGCGTATTTTTGATAGTAATTGCAACCATTGGCACGCTTGCGGTAGCGGTGATCGCAGCCAATGTCGCCATGAAAATTTATGAAGCCACACTGATTCTTACAAAGTTTGCAACGATTGCTTTGAATGCTGCAACATCAGCAAACCCTTTTGTGCTGGTTGCAGCCGCAATAATTGCGCTCACTGCTGCAATGGTTTATCTTGAAATCAAATTCCAGGCAATGTCAAAAGCATTTGACATGTTCGGTAACTCGATCATGATTGTTACAGGGCCACTTGGTTTGCTGATTGGCATGCTCGGCAAATTGGTTAATTTGAAAGATGCGATCGGGTCATTCAAAATTGGCAACATTGGGATTCCAGGTTTCGCCGATGGTGGAATTGTTACAGGCCCGACACTGGCAATGGTCGGCGAGAAAGGCCCAGAAGCAATCATCCCGTTATCACAGATGGGCGCAATGGGTGGCGGTGTTACAGTGAATGTCACTGGCGGTTTGGCTACCAGCGCCGAAATCGGGCAGGCAGTAGTCAACGCCATTCGAGCGTATAACCGATCAGCAGGGCCAGCACAGATTCAGGTTGCGTAATGGC